ATTCTTATAGTCATTGGAATAATCGAGTTGACAAGAGGTGATTTTTCAGGATAAGTTCTCTATTTAAGCTCAGCTTCGAATCCCGGTAGGAGTTTCTGGCATCTCTCCGGCCGGGGCCTCCTTTACTTCACGGGCGCTTTTTAGTAAAAAGCGCCGCAAAAACTTGACGTATGCGATCCTGCGGGATCGCAGCGAGACGGCACCGGACAGTCGAGGCCTTGGAATCCCTTCTTTATCTCCCCCGCTACACATCATCTCCTTTCTGACCTCGGCCCGGAAATGCTCCTTCGAGATTCGTTCTATGTCATCTAGTGGACACTATCTAAAAATGTCATAGAACTATTTTTCGGAGGAGACGGAAGTGAACCATGGCTGAAGAAACTAAGTCTGGGCTCCTGGATGATGCAGGAGCAAAGCTTCTCACAAACGGTATAGTCGCACTGAAGATCGCAAACCCAGTCGCCTGGACTGCATTCAAGAAAGGGCTAAAATGCGTGGCCGTGGGCGCGGCTGCCCTCGATGAGGTCACCGATGATGACCAGGTATCATCCCAGGAGATCCAGAAGGTCATGGGCATGGCCCAGGATTACGGAGCTGTCCGCACCTTGCAAGATGTTCTCTGGGGATTGCTCAAGCACATCAAAGGGTAGGGGAGAGGCTTTTCGGGGATTGTTCCCCACGAACGCGGGGTTAGGGGGGGCCTGCTCGGCCTGAGAGCGCCCCCACCATAGCGCGGGCGCATCAGCGCCTCGCGGCACCCAGTAGGAGGAATAAATGAAATTGAAATTGTTCGGAATATGCATCGCAATTATGGCGCTCTTTGTGGCACTATGCCAAAGTGCCGAGATAGAGCTGAGAGAAGACTTCTCTGGGATGGGTGAGTTCCAAACCCGATCAGAACTATATGGTGTCCAGGAAAAGGCCAGCACAAAGGACGGTCAGCTCGTCTACGGCCACATCCTGGCATCAAACCAAACCTTCTCAGGATTCAGTGCAGAGGGAGATAGCAGCAGCTATCTTATCGCCTCAGAAGACCATTATCTCAGCGTCCGAGATGCCTCTTCCATCAATGCCACTGCCAAGACTTCGAGCACTGAATATGAGTGGGGAGGCGAGGAGAGATACACGCTCTTCTCAGCGCAAGGAAACGGGACAGTTAAAGAGCTGGCTACCGCTGCAGGCAAAAGAAGGCCGGTAGAGCTGTCCTCGATTCGCCATCGCGGGACGTTCGACCTCAACAGCTCGACGAGGTTCTCATGTACTGCAGATGCGGGAGATACTTCGTAGCTCCTGAGCCGCTATTTTGTAGCCGGTGCGGTAGAGCCCTGGGAGATCTAAAATCCATTCTTAAAAAGGCCCTTGAAGAGAATGAATCCAGATTCAGCAGCCGCCAGAGCGGAGCAGCGGCGGGAGCGGAAGGCCGCCAGTATGCCATCTTATTTGTATCCGCCCCGAAATGTGCCAGGTAACATCTGGGCTCGCTGCCTTCGGACAATGCATCGCTAGCCCGAACTTGGGAGGGGTTTGTGGATATTTTTAAAATATTCGTCCTAATCCTCGCGTTGCTGTTCCTCCTCATTTTTTGGGGTATGAAGTGCAATGCATGGGGCTAAATCAGGAGGTAATTTAATTGACAAAAGATTTCGGATGCTGCGGAGGCCAGGCCTCCGGTGAGCAGGCATGTGAATGCATCAAGCAAGACTTGCCGCATAGAGTAATTCCCTGCGGAACCCGGAAATTGGCAGGCCAGGAACGAGAGTATAGGACCACAACTAACCAATGGCTTACCAGGCAGGCGTTCATAGCCTGGTCCAAGGATGAAGGCCTGGAAGTGGATCCCATCGTGTGGTTTACAGAGATGGGGCACGGGCCGGTGCCTCAAGATGTGAAGGTCTAAGCTGGAGGGCTATGCACGGCCAAGAAGACGAAGAAGGAATATAGGGAGATCAGGAAGAGGGTGCAGCAAGCCGTTCTGCTCATGGCAGAAGGGATGTCTGAGCAGAAGGCCGCCCTTAAGGTGGGCCTTCCTCGTTCAACTCTGCAGGACTACATTCGAAAGGGCAGTCTGCCGGATGGGCTGCCAATTTGGCCCAATCAGGTCAGCGAAAAACAGTCTGCCGATGCTGCCGATTCTGTGCCGGATCGGGCCGAAGGGTGCCAGATCAACCGGCAGCCCACAAACCAGCCGCAGCAAGGCCAGCAGGCTCCCGGCCCGCTCCCGCCTTATCGGGACTCTTCAGGAAGATTTCTTCCAGGAAATCCTATTACCGCTAATTACACAAGCGCCGCCAGGAAAGCAAAAGCGATGTTGGCAGACTTTGCGCCAACAGTTGCCGAGACTCTCATCAACATGTTCGATGCGCTGCCCGTTGACCGGCCGGAGCTTGTCTTGGCTTTCGCAAAGGAGATTCTCGACCGCGGCCTTGGCAAACCGGTCCAAGCTATCGATCTCAAGGAGACCCACACCTATGAAGAATATCGCTTCTTTGAAGCCGCAATAATGGCCGCTGATGCCGATGCCATACGATCCGCAGCAGCTCTTGCACAACGCCTGGAGGAGCACGCCTGCAACACTCGCGGAGCATCTTTCCTACGGCAAGTGGAGATCATACCGCCACCTGGCGGAACTCTCCATAATCTTGTCCCTGGCGGTGGCCGGGAAGTATCCGAGATTGATAATCTCGATGCCTCCGCAGTCAGGAAAGAGCGAGCTGGTTAGTCACTGGTTTCCTGTCTGGCTGCTGGACCTCTTCCCCTGGGCCAGGATCATTCTTGGCTCTTACCAGGACGACTATGCCGCCACATGGGGAAAGAAGGTCCGCAATACCATTCAGGCCAACTCTGATCAGCTCAGGGTGAGGATCTCGGACGATTCGGCTGCTGCGAATCTCTGGAGCACCACCGAGGGCGGAGGCATGTCCAGCTCCGGCACCTCGGGCTCGGTTACGGGCAAGCCAGCTCACGTGCTCATCATCGATGATCCCATAAAATCGAGAGAGGAGGCCGAGTCACCCACTTACCGGAACAGGATTTGGGACTGGTGGACCGGCACGGCCAGGACCAGGCTGAATCCGTTGCCCTGGGCCCCTTATTCGGTGGTTATTGTCATGATGACCCGCTGGCATACTGATGACCTCGCTGGCCGCCTCATTGCCCGAAGGGTGGATGCCGAGCTGGAGAAGTTCGTGCCGCCCTGGGTCCAGTACAAGCTGCCAGCCATCGCCCTGCAGGATGATCCTTTGGGGCGCAAGCCGGGGGAGGCGCTCTGGCCTGAAAAGTATCCCCTTGAGCTGCTGTATGCGATCAAGGGCGAGACGTCCATCTACGACTGGGAGAGCGAATATCAGCAGAGCCCCATTCTCAAGGCAGGCAACCTGTTCCGGCGCGAGTTCTTCCGGCCTATCGAGATCCTGGCCTGAATTGTTGGAAATTCCATGCATGAGATACGGGACGGTCCGGAGGCCACCAGGCCGCTCACAGTTTCCAGGAAAAATCTTAGGATGGGCAGCTTCTGCGATCTGGCGACCAGCACGAAAACCAGGGCGGATTATACCGTCGTGGCCACCGTCGGCATGGACAAGGCGCTAAACGTCTATATCCTGGATATTTTGCGCGGGCGCTGGGAGTGGCCTGACGCTTATGAAAACATCGTGGACGAGATCAGGAGGCAGAGGGTCAAGCTGGTCGGAGTCGAGACCAACGGATTCCAGCTCTCCTCTCTTCAGGAGCTGGTGAGGGATGCCAGGCTGAAGAATGTAGCCTTTCATCCGGTGGCCATGGCCATAGACAAAACCAGCCGAGCGCTGCTGGTCTCGGCCAAAGGGAGCAACGGCATGCTGTATTATGCGGCCGGTGCCTCCTGGTCTGAGTACCTCATAACTGAGTTCACGAATTTTCCCAGTTTTCGGCATGACGATGTGGTGGATGCGGTCTGCGGAGCTGTGGAGCTCTTGAACCGCTATTCGCCTCCGGCCTCCATAGTCCGGCCGGGAGTTGCAAGGAAACGATCCAAGTTCCGGAGGAGTGCGTGAGCAAGAACTTCAAGAAGATCAAATCGTCTCAGAGGCCGAACAGCGGCTTCTCTGAGCTGGGCCGAACCGGCCTGAACCGATTTGGCGGATGGATCTCCGAGGAGTGGCTTCCCGAGCTGCAGGGCTCAAAGGGGGCTGAGATCTACAAGCGCATGAGCACCAATGACGCCATTATCGGCGGCGGGCTGTTCGCCATCGAGATGGTTGCCAAGCAGGTTCCCTGGAGGGCGGTGCCAGGCGGCAGCAGCTCCAGGGATCTGGAAGCAGCAGAGTTCCTGGAGTCCTGCCTGTATGACATGGAGTTCTCCTGGCCTGCAACCTTGTCCGAGATCCTGACCATGTATCCCTTTGGCTGGGCAGTGCTGGAGAAGGTTTTCAAGATCTGCCGCGGCCGGAACCAGAAGGACCCACGATTTCGCAGCCAGTACGATGATGGCCGGGTTCGGGTGCGCAAGCTTGCACCCAGAGCTCAGGAGACCTTGCAGGATTGGGAGTACGATGAGGATACAGATACCCTGCAGGCCATGATCCAGCTCGCCCCTCCTGACTTTCAGGAGCTGCGGGTGCCCATTGAGAAGTGCTGCCATTTTCGCATGTCATCGGCAAAGGACAATCCCGAAGGGCAGTCAGGCCTGCGTCGCACATATAGAGCCTGGTATATCGCCACCAACCTGGAGGATTTCGAGGCCATAGGGATGGAGAGGGACCTTGCAGGCTATCCTGTCCTGTATGTCCCCAAGGAGATCGCCGACCCGGACCCGGAGGATGAAGAAGCCAATGCAGCGCATGATGATTTCATGGCGCTGATAACCAGCGTGCGCCGCGATGAGACGGAAGGCCTGCTCCTCTCTTCGGAAAGGGACGAAAATGGCCAACTACTCTATGAGCTGAAACTGGTTTCCAGCTCGGGCACACGCCAGATCTCTACCAACCAGGCCATTATGCGCTGGAAGAGTGCCATAGCCGTAAGCATGATGACCGACTTCCTGCTCCTCGGGCAGGGGAAGCAGGGCTCGTTTGCTCTCGCTGAAACAAAAAGCAAGCTCTTTGCTCAGGCCATCTCGGCTATTTTGGATATCATAGTTGAGGAGATCAACGCCTCAGTCGTTCCTGATCTCGTCGAATTCAACCCTTCCATCTTCGAGGATCTGGAGAAGCCATCCTATTTCGTTCACGGCAAGGTAGAGATACCCAACCTGGAGCAGTTGGCCAATTTCCTGCAGAAGCTGGGCTATAAGGCGGACTGGCTGAGGGGCGATGTAATCCTTGAGAATCATCTTCGCGGCCAGGCAGACCTCCCGCTCCGGCCCGCAACGCAAACGCATTCTGATGAGAACGCAGAGGATGAAGATGAGGGCGCAGAGGCCATGCGATCGCAATCTCAGGATGAAAGGGTGCCAGCATGAAGCTGGCAGAGATGACTCCTTCCAGGCTCCAGGAAGCCCCGGAGGAGGAGGTGCGCTCCGCCTGGCTGCGCCTCTCGCAGTGGTACGGAGCCGCTCAGGCTAAAGGAAAGGCAGTGGAGAATATCGTGAACGCTGCCGTCTTCGTCTCTGCGGAGTTCCAGCGCCGGGGCTGGGAGATCGATCCAAGCAAGCCCCTGGCCCAGGCCGTGGCCAGCCTGCAGCTTCATAAGGGCATGTCCCTTTCTGTGGCCCAGGCTCTCGATTCTCTACCGGCCGAGGTCCTTCTGGTTAAGGACTTCGCTTGCCTGGTGGGCTCTGCCGTGTCCAAGGAGAAGCCCAGGGACATTGACGTGCTCCTCCGGGCCAGGAGAGACGGCGCCGGCGAAAATTTTCTCATCCAGGGAGATAACGTCTACCTCCCGCTCAGAAAGGCTCTCGATCCAGAGAAACTGCAGAAGCTGCACTTCATCGACAATCCCCAAGGCCCTCATTCCGATCATGTGCCTCTCTATTCTCTGGTCCTGCGGCGTGAGAGCCTGGAAAAGCAGATAGTCAAGGCCCTGCAGCCTGGCGACAGATTCCCGCCACAGAAGCCCCACATGGCCGGTTACACCGAGTTCTTCTCTACTTCGGTGCTCTGGCCCTGGTGCGAGAAGAAGATCAAGGAAGGCGCAAAGCTGGCCGGGGAAGTGAAGTTCGACGGCTTCAGGTGCATCGTCTCCCTCCAGGATGGCAAAGTCTCGGCCTGGTTCGAGGACTCAGGAGAGGATCGGGCCTCTCATCTGCCGGGTATCGCCAAGGCTGTGCAAAATAGCGGCTACAAGAGCCTAATTCTGGATGGCGAGATGCTGGCCGTCGATCATCATGGCAGGATCATTCCCCGCACCCAGCTCCTGGAGATGCTCTCCGGAGATCCGGCCTTCGAGCCCTATTATGTGGCCTTCGACTGTCTGAACCAGGACGAGGATATCAGCCAGAGGCCACTGGGCGAGAGGCAGGCCATTCTTGAGGCTGTGGTGGATGACCTCAAATCCTCTCAGATTCAGCTTTCCAAGGTCCGAAGGTTCGACAGCCAGAAGGAGCTGGAGATCGTCGGGCGCTGGGCAGCCTCTCAGCCTACCAGCGAGGGCCTGGTAGTCAAGGATCTGCTGAAGCCCTACCACCCTGGCGGGAGCGATGATTGGTGTTTACCTCCAGAGACGCCAATCTTTGCATACGGCGATGTAGTGCCTGTAAGTGAAGTCACGCAAGGGAGGCAGCTTGGACCAAACAATCGTGTTGAAGCTGTAGAGGTAAGCCATGCCAAGGAACTTATTTCCTTTAATGTGGCTTGCATCCCGCCAGTTCGGGCAACTCCTAACCATCGTTTCGAGGTTGTCCGAGATTACAGGTCTAGGAGAAAAAAGCTGAGCTACAGGAATTACCACTATCGCAACTACAACCCAACTTCTGAGAGGAAGCGCACTGCAAGAGTTCACGAGCAGGAGCTTTACCCAACTGAGTGGGTCGAGGCTAGTGATATAAAACCTGGCGATGGATTAGTTGTCCGAGTTCCTGGTGAATGCAAAGATGGCGCACAGGTTCCTGGGTGGGTAAAAGCAGATCCAGAGCTGTTCTACCTCTTAGGCTGGTATGTAGCCGAGGGTTATTGCTATGGAGGTCAAGTAAGGATCAACCTTGGAAAGGGCGGCAGCGAGGTCGTAGATCGTCTTGGCGTTATCGCAAAGAAGTACTGGAACAGCGTTAATGTCTACCACTATGAGAAAGAGCACCGCCTGTACATAAGCAGAGGCAGAGATAAGGATCTTGACAGGGTAGACGAAATTTTCCTGGAAGCGTTTGGCGAAGATTCATACCAAAAGCATCTCCCGCGCTGGATGTGGTCCATGAATGATAGCTGTCTTCAGGAATTTCTAAGAGGCTATTGGGATGGCGATGGGGGAATCGATTATCACGGGCCCAATAGACCATGCACTTTCGAGGCAGGGACAGCAAGTCAAAAGCTAGCGTGGCAGTTGTGGTTCTTACTAGCAAGGCTAGGTGTGATTGCTTCGCTAGGCAAGTATGGCAGGGTTCCTATGTGGCACATCGCTCCATATACTGTGCCGTGGGTTTCAAGAGACAGCTCAAAGACAACATGGGTAAAACACAAAGACTTCTTTATTTTACCAGTCAAGTCCATCAAGGCGGAGCCCTTTGATGGGCCCGTCTATCACATTCAGACCACAAGTGAGCAGTTCCTATGCCCTGTTGTTAGCCATAACTCAAAGCTCAAGACCGTTCTGGAGCTCAAGGTCCAGGTCCTCGAAGTTCAGGAGAAGAAAAACGGTATCTCTTACCTCTGCGGCTTGCGAGATCCGCCGAAGATTGCAGATAGAACGCAATTGCGTTCAGGTCTGCTCATGCTGGGAAACACGTTTGTAACGCAATTGCGTTCTCAACCTGGCCAGGTGCTCAATGTCCGGGCCGAGGAGCTGCTCATCCTGAATAAGGGCAAAGGAGAGGTCAGGATAGCATGGGGAAAACCGACAGTAGTCGGGCCGGATTCATCGAGAGACGCCTACACAGTCGGCCAGGCCGTGGACCTGGCCAGGCGTGGGCACGTCCTGAAAGTCGAGGTAGGCAAAGAGGATGTTCCGGCATGGGGAAGAGAAGGCTCCCAGATCGCATTCGTGGCGGCCAGCCCGAACGAGGGCGAGCGCTCCAGGAGAGAGCCAATGGTTGGCCCTCCAGGAGAGCTGTTCCAGAGTCTTTACCTTGAGCCTGCAGGCCTGAAAAAGGAGGATGTAGCTCTCCTCTATCTGGTGCCCCAGATCCTCTATGAAAAGGGCCAGCCGCGTGCACCTGGGGAGCTGGAGGTCGAGGCCTGGACTCCGCATCTGATGCAAAAGCTGTCCGAGATCAATCCTCGTGTCATCGTAGCCCTGGGCAAGCAGGCAGGACTGGCCCTGGAGGACCTCGCAGATTTCGTTATGCCTCATCCGGCAGCCGTGCATAGATATGGAAACTCAGGCGAGGTCTCCAGGAAGATCAAGCAGCTCATGGCCAAGATCCAGGAGGTAGCCAAGCAGGATGACGGCCAGGATACCCGCTCGGACATAGCCGCCCGCGAGTATGAACGGATCTGGTGGCAGATGGTCCCCGCCTCTGGAAAAGGCCGGTTTGTCTTGCAGGCTCACTGGCGAGGCCTGAGCGAGGAGGAGACAAAGCTCTCCCATGAGGATCTTCTCAAGACCGATCACTCTGTTCATTGCGATCTCCGCCTAGAGATCGACAAATCGCGTCTCTGGGGATTCACGATCTTCGAGGGATCCACCAAAGATATCAGAGAGAAAGGCCAGGGAGAGGCCAGGATTTTGCACCTCCCTCCAACCGACAGCCTGCAGGGTGCTTTCAAGCTGCAGCAGCCGCACGCCTGGCTGACCATTGCTGAGGAGAAGCCCTTTGTATCTGGCCCTGGAGGCGTGGGCTCCACCTCCCAGAAGTTCTCCAAGTTCTTCCAGCTCGACGCCGGAACCTACGAGTTCAGCTTTGCCCGGCAGCATGGCCGGGAGGTGTTCCTGCACGGCGAGAAGATCAAGGGCCGCCTCATGCTGCAGTACATGCCTGCCTCAGAAGGGCGGGTGGGGGTCATCTCCAGGCCGGAGAGCCAAGAGCCGTACACTTCCAGCCACAAGTTCGAAGATGTCATAGAAGAGCTGAAGGAGAAGGGCCAGGAGAAGCTGGTGTGGGCCACTGAGCCCGGCCTACCTTCAAAGGTCTTAAATATTCAGGAGTGCCCATTTAAAAAACAGAGATACGCCGCGATATTAAAAGCCGATGAAGAAAAAAGGCTCGTTTTTGGCGTAATTTCGGAACCTGACACCGGGGACCTGCAGGGCGATGTTCTCTCCCGAGAAGAAATCGCCAGAATGGCCCGAAACTTCGAGCAGTACGTCCGGGAGTTTCGAGACCGTCATACCCGTAGAAAAGTCAAGGCAGAGATAGTACGGTCCTGGATTGCTGAAAAAGACTTCTGGTTCAAGGGAGAGCTTGTCAAGGCCGGGTCCTGGTTGATGTGTGTCCGCGTCCTGGATGACGAGATCTGGGGCAAGATAAAGTCCGGCATCTACAGGGCGTTCTCAATCGGTGGCAGGGGGGTGCGCATTGAAAGAGTACGACCTGATAATCAGCGGGCTGCTGGATGAAGTGTCGTTCGTTCCTCGTGGAGCGAACGGGAAGGAATACCTACTGGTGAAAGAGGCAAAGATGAAGGAAGCGATCCTGAAAAGCATAGCGGAGACCCCGGATGAGGACCTGAAGAAGGCCCTCTCCGAGGCCAAGCTGGATGAAGAGTCCGTTGATGTCCTTGGGACTGTTGGAAGCATTCTCAAGGCCTACAAGGACAAGCTGCCGGAACAGACCCTGGCCATCCTGGCCAAAGCCTGCGGCTACCCTGAGCCCAAAGAGCCTGAGAAGGAGGCCAATGGCAAGGAAGGCAAGGATGAAGACGAGGGCGAGGGCAGCTACGGCTACTCGAAGGAGCAGCTGGAGAAGATGGACTCCGGAGTCCGGGTGCTCTTCGAGAAGATGGCCGCAGACAACCAGGCCACGAGAGAAAGGGCTGAAAAGGCCGAGGCCCTGGCCAAGGAGCTGAAAGATTCCGAAATAACCAAGGCCTACATCGCCAAAGCTGAGGCTCTGCCGCACATTCCCGGCCTGACCGCCGAGAAGCATGCGCCCATCATGAAGGTCCTGGGAGAGGATCATCCCGCCGAGTTCGCAGAGCTCTATTCTATCCTCAAGGCAGCCGATAATCTGCTGGAGAAGTCCTCTGCCTGGGATGAGTTCGGGAGTCATAGGGCCATCATCGGCGGCACAGTTATGAACAAGATCCAGAAGGCGGCAGAGGCGCTGGTGCGAAAGGACACCTCCGGAATGACCATCGAGGATGCGATAGAGAAGGTGCTCGACGATCATCCCGAATGGTACGATGAGTACGAGGCGGCCCGCACCGCCGAAGCAGAGAAGGGGGCGGCTTGAGAATGGCCACTGAACTCTCTTTTGGAAAGTTCTCCCGCATCGCCGGGGAGGACCTCAGCGAGGCCATCTACCATGCAGCCAAGCTGGATACAGATGGCCATATCGTAAAGGGAACCGCTGGCGCTAGGTGCGTAGGCATTCTGCAGGATAATCCTGAGGACGGGCAGGTTGGCTCTGTCATGGCCCTGGGAATCAGCCCCGCGGTCTATGGCGCGTCTGTGAATCCGGGCGATGAACTCGCCAGCGATGCTAACGGCCATCTGGTGCCCGCAGTGGCTGGCCAGCCTGTAGTAGCTGTAGCCATGGAAGCAGGCTCTGCAAACGAGGAGCATTCAGTCCTGGTTCTGCCTCAAGCATCGGCAACAGCCAAGGAGTGGTGGATCTTCTATATTCCGCTCGCTGATATCGCAAATGGCGACCTCATAACTGAATGGGTTCCCGGGTTTGCCGGGAGGATCACCGAGATCCTGGCTATAATTCAAAAGGCCGCCACAACCGCAGACAAGGGAGCCACCTTGAACGCCGAGATTGAGACCACAGACCTGACAGGTGGAGTCCTGGCGCTGACGTCAGCCAACTGTACTCCCAAGGGCGCTCAGGTGGCAGCTTCCGCCATTACGGCGAACAATGCCTTCTCTGCCTCCCAGAAGATCAGCGTCGAGGCTTCGAGCGTTACCGCATTCGCAGAAGGGGCGATCTGGTTGATGATTGGCTACACGAGGCCCTAAACGGAGGTGAAAAGACCATGCCAAGACCAAACAGAGGGGATGTCCATGTTCACGGCTTGCTCGGAAATCTGGCCGTTAAATTCATTCTCAAAGCTAGCATGTTCGTAGCTGCGGATGTCTTCCCAATCGTCCCCGTAGACAAGCAGTCGGACAACTACGTAGTATATGATAAGGGAGACTTCCTCAGAGATGAGGCAGAGGAGCGAGCACCTGCCACCGAATCGGCGGGCGGGAACTTCGATATCGACACTTCACCCTACTACCTGTGCCGGACATTCTCGTTCCACAAGGATGTGGACGATGACACCAGAGACAACGCTGACAAGCCCATCGAGCCCGACAGAGACGCAATGCAGTTCACCATGCAAAAGCTCCTTATCAAGCGAGAGAGACAGTTCCTGGGCAACTACCTCAAAGCTGGCGTGTGGGCCACAAATTATACCGGCGTTGCTGGTGAGCCGGGAGCGAGCCAATTCAAGAAGTGGAGCGCCAGTGGCTCCAAGCCGGTCAAGGATGTGGATGTCTGGATGAATGCCGTCGAGGAGCAAACCGGCATGCGGCCAAACCGGCTACTGCTGTCCCCTGATGTTATGTCTGCTCTCAAGGACAACGAGGATATCAAATCCCGCATCCAGTACACCCAGAAGGGCATCATCACTACCGATATTCTGGCAGAGCTCTTCGAGGTCGAGAAGGTGCTCGTAGCCCGCGGCACATACAACACCGCCGCCAAAGGGGCTGCAACTGCCATGAGCCGCATGGCCTCGGGACAGGTCCTGCTAGCTTATGCAGCCGATAGGCCGAGCACCGAGAATCCGAGTGCAGGCTATTTGTTTGCCTGGAAGGGCAGATACGGAAATTCCAGGCTTGGCTCAAGGATCAAGAAGTTCAGGATGGAGCACCTCGACTCCGACAGGGTAGAGGCTGAGCTGTCCTTTGATCCCAAGCTCGTGGCTTCGGATCTGGCAGTCTACGCCAGCGCTGTAGTGTAGGCCAGCTTTTTCTCCTTTTTTTGGAGGATCCAATGGCCTACACCGACAACCCTACGGGGAGCCTTGCCGATCTGGTACGGCTGAAGGCAGGCGATACCGGAGAGTCGCCCCTCCTCAGCGATGAGGCGATTGAAGCGTTTTTGCTCAATAATGCCAACAATATTTTGCTAGCGGCCGCTGAGGCATGCGAGGCTCTGGCCGCTCATTATGCAGACAATCCCACCGAGACTGTGGGGGACATCGAAGCAGCAGCCACCAAGACGCAGAATTTCCTGCGCGCTGCAGACAGATACAGG